CCCGAGGCCTGCGGCAGTTCGAGCGATGAGATGCGCCTCCGCGAGATAGTCGCGCGGCATCGGCTCGCGCGGAGGCCCATTCAGTTTCCCGCTTGCTTCTCTTCTCGATCGTCTCCACCGAATCCAAGCGCACGAAGTGCGATCTCCGTCGCTCGCTTCGCGTCGACCGAATCCGCGATCAACTCGCCGAACTCGCTCGCGGCGCACAGAACGCGCAGGGAGCCTGCGAGCGTGTAGCAGTCCAGAACTAGGGACGAAGCAACGACAGCGTCCCTACGGGCCTTCTCGACGGCCTGAAGCGAAACGGGAAGTCCTGCAATCTCTGCCGACTTCCTCGCTTCGCTTGCTCGAATGTCTGCGAGTTCGTTCGTGAGCGCGATACGCTGACGAACAGTCAAAGGCCGAATCGCGACGACGCGACCGTCTGGAAGCGTCTCGTTCCAAGGGTGAACCATTAGTTCCTCTTCTTCGATTTAAGATGTGCAAGAAACTCGTCGCCGTTGGCAACGAGTGATCGATCGGATGCGCGGCGCACGGAATACGAGTCGAGATTCGCAATGCCGATCTCGCTCGCGTTCATCGCGACTTTGACTGCGATTTCCTCATCGAGCCTTCCGGGACTGACTCGGCGCGAGACGATCTTTCCCTGTTTCGTGACAAGCGTCACGATCCAGTCGGCATCTGAAGGCCCGAATATAGGAATGACTTGAGAAGCAGAGATGCTCATCAGATCAGCCAAGTGACAACGGGAGCCGAGCCGTCTGCGTTCTCAAAGTTGACGGTGACGGTTGTGTCGCCAGTCTTCGACGAATTGAACGCAAACGAGGAGAAGACGGCATTCGAAGTGATCTTCGCGTCGCTCGTCGATGTCGTATCGTAAATCGACAGCGTGACCGCCGGACGAGTTGACGTTGTGTCTTGCGACGAGATGAGAATGATTGATGTATTCGTTGAACTCGCGGCGCCTGTCGAATCGATTCCGACAACCGCATTCAGCGAACCAGTCAAATCAAGCATACCGAGACGCTTGCGCTGTCCCGTATCGCCGAAGGCCGTCAGAGTCGAGACTGGACGCTGCAAAGTTGCAGCGTAACTCTGCACCTTGAAGAAGGTTTGTGCGGCCGTATTCGTGCCGATAGTGTACGCGACGTTTCCGTCGTTGCCGATGACGTAGGTATCGATAGGCATGAGGTTTCCTTATGTGTCGTGCGCGATGAAACGCCACCGCTCAATCATCGTCCAACCATCATCCGCGAATGATGGCACACCGCGCTCGATGCGAACGCCTCGAAGCGCGTCGAATCCTGTGACCGTGATCGGAGTCGAGAAGGCCGTCGCCAGTCCATCCGATATGAGATAGATGTCTGTGCCTCCGCGATTGTCATACTGAGTGGCGAACTCGATCTCGACTTCGTGCCGAGTGATCGAGCCAAAGTACGGAGTCGTCCTCACGGTCGCCGTATAGACGAGAAGCGGAAGCCTCGCGTCTGCCGGAGCGGAGTTGTAGTAAATGCGCGAAGTCAGTTCGGTCGTCAGCGCAGTCGTCGCGTACAGCCGACCTTTAATCGCGTCGAGAATTGCCTTGCTCATGGAGTCCTCGCGAATGCTCTTTCAAGTGCAGAGACAATGTCTTTCTTCGAGAATGCCGCGAGACGAGGGAGGATCTTCCTCACATACGGACGAGGCTTCATCCGGCGAGTTCCGTATTCAAGCATCGGAGCGTATGGCAAATTGCTTCCGAATCGAAGGATGACATCTCGTCCGTCCTCGAAGATGTTCGCGAATCCGTCTGGACGATTGCCGACCGTCTCGACGCTCCACGAAGCGCGGAGGCTTCCTGTCAAGACCGCAGGAGATTGACCGGCGAAAGATGCACGATGGTAGCCACGCGCTCGAAGATTGCGACCTTTCGCCTTTCCCTGTGCAACTCGATAGAGCGATCCTCGTCCCGGATGAGATAGTTGACCGCGCAATAATCGAGCGGCCCTCACGAGAGACAAGTTCATTCCTTCGCGAAGGCCGACTCGCATCGTTTCGAGGATCGCGTCGTGATTGAACTTCGCGCCGCTCATGGAGTCACTTCACTCTCATCGTATTCAGGATTAATCTCGACAGCGTCGACAACGGTCATATTCAAATGCTGCGATGCGCCGCTCTGGCCGAGTTCGCCGGGATTCGTCGTGCCTGTGACTCGCCATTGTCGAGCAGGAAGAAAGAGCGAATCGTGAATCTCAGCATCGACGGAGATATCGAGTGCGCCTTCAAAGTAGATCGTCACATTGCGTCTGCCGTTGATTCGGCCTTGAAAGACTTGATCCGATTGTCCGCTTGGCTGAATGAATCCGCGAGCCTCGAACTCACGGCCATACGATCGGGTGACGCTTCCGTCCGTCGCGACAGCGTAGACCGGAACGCGAATTTGAACGACGATTCCGAACTGCGAGATCATGCTCGCGATGCTCATCGAAGCCTCCGATACGAATCGAGAACCAACTTCGTCGAAGAATCGAGATCGGAAACAGATCGAAGCGAGTACGAGTATCCACCGAGCGATTCGCTCTGGAGGCTCGGATCTCGCTTCCTCGAGTTCAGAAGACGAGATGCCATCTCGATCGTCGCTTGCTGAAGATCGAAAGGAACTGTCGCGTATCCGCCTTCATAGTCAACGAAGAACGAACGATACTGCGTAAGCGTGGGGCCGTAAATGATTCCCCTCGCATCGTCGATCATGTAGTCAGTCAGCGAATCCGTTGGAGCCTGAAGGTAGATCGTCTTCTGCTTAAGATCCGCGCCTGCAATCTTGCGAAGGTACTTCGTCGGCAAATTCAAGACCGCGCTCGCCGAGAAGCCAGTTACGCCAGAGATCGCCGCCGCAAGGAGATTCGTCGAGGGATACGTTGCGAAAACGGTTTGGCTCGATGTCTCGACTCCTGACGAATTGATTCGATGGAGATGCACGTGATCGCTATCGACTCCGATCGTCACGGAGATATCGCTTGAGATTGTTGATTGAACGGAGACAGCGTTGTCATAGCCTACTCCGACGAATCGAACGTGCTCGACTGGATTCTGCTTCAGAGCGATTCGATCTGCGCCGTATGTATCGTGCCACTCGTAGTATCGCTGAGAGACAAAGTTCCGAGCGCAATATCGCTGAATGTATTCACTCGCTCGGTCGATCAGGCTCTCCATCAGCGCGTCGTCGGTCGTCGTCGTCACGCCGAGATACACTTTGAGGCTTGTCAAGGTCGTCAGCGAGTTCGTTGCTACTGCCATCGGCTCTCCTTGCCTTCTTCTTCGGCGTTTGAATCAATCGAGTCGAATCCACGAAGAGCGGAGCAGGCTCGACGACGTGCCTCGCGTAGCCTTTTGAGACGAGGATCTTCGCGACATCTGGAGTCACATTCACGATCGTTCCGGGCCGAAGATCGCGCCGACCGACGCCGTTCTCATGGATCGCACAGTTGCGAAGGACGATCAGAATGTCATGCATTCGGTCGGCCTCCCGTCATCATGGTATTTCGAAAGGTATTGCGTGATTGCCGTGCAATTCTCCGATGGCCAAGTCACGACGTTTTGAAGATGCCCGATGCGAACGCGAGGACAGAGGCAAATTTTCCTGCCTGCTTCTCGAAGGCGATTCCAGAAATGGATGTCGTCATCGACTCGGCCTTCTCCCCAGTTGCCTTCCTTGTTCGGAACTCCGAGGAAGAGAGGACGAGGAAGATCTCGAATTGCATCGAGGCGAATCAGCGTCAGGCCGAAATGCCCTGTGTTCATTTCGAGCGCGTCTGTGTAGAGCCGATCTTCGCTCATCTCGCGAGCGAGAGATCCATCTGGATTCCTCACAGAGAAGAGCGGAAGATCCTTGTCTCGTCCGATCTGAAGCGGACAGAGCGCGGCAACGTCTGGTCGCGTTTCCATCACTTGCCACAATCGGATGATGTCCTCAGCGTCGAATATCGAATCGTAATCGACCGTGAGAGCGTACTTCACGCCTTCCATCGTGAGGCAAGTTTCGAGAAGACGTTCGAGGCATTGTCCCCAGAAGACTCCAGTCGCTCGCGTGACGTTGAAGCCTAGTTTTGACGCCGCGCTGTGGAGTTCTCCTTGTGTATCTGTCCAACAAACTCGCGGAAGAGACATGATGCCATGAATATCATTCATCGGGAAAGAAGGAGCAGGCCGCGCGAACTTGCGAGCGACGACTGAGATCTTCGTCTTCGTTTCGTTCCACGCCCAACCATTCTTTCCGCGAGACACTTCAAAGCCTGCGAGATTCAGAACGCGCGAGAGTTTTTCGCGATTCCAAAGCGACTTCACGCCTTCGCCGATGAGCATCTTCTCCGTCTCTGGCTCGCCGTCGTTGTAGGCTTTCATCACTCCGTCGAGATCAGGAACTTCGAGCCTGAGTTCGCCTCCGTCTTTGAGTTGCGATGCGATCGAGCGAAGCCATTGCACCGCGTCCTCTGTGCCAATTTGCGTTAAGCCCGAGCCGATGTCCGCGCCGTCCTTCAGTTCTTCCATGATGTCTCCTTGCCGTGAGGCTCTGGAATGATAGAGGGGAGACGGACGTGCCGCCTCCCCACCGGAAAAAGAAAGAGGCTCGATCATCCTTGAGCGTAGATATCCGTGCCGCGCTCAAGTCCTGTCGTCAGGCCATCAACCGGATTGAGAAGCGTTGCCACCAAGAAAGTTCTTCCACTTCCTGT